CGGCAGGAGCGCCTGGGCATCCTGCTGCCGCATGCCGCTGTCCATCAGCGCAGCGAGCAGGCTCGCGCTGTCGTCCCGGCTCATCCCGCTGCCTTGCGCGCTTTCCTGCACCCGTTGCGACAGCTGCCGTTCCTGCGCGGTGCCGGCGATACCGCCACGGATCGCCAGGGCGCGGATGCGTTCCTGATAGTCCGCGGCGATACCGATGGGCACGCCCATGGCGCTGCCGAACCTGCCCAGCTCGCCGAAGCGGCGGCCGGCGCTCTCCAACTGCTCCCAACCCCGGGCCCTGAGTTCGCTGCCACGCACACTGCGGCCCAGGCGCTCATACAGCTTCGACAGGTTGCCCACCTCCAGGCCTTGCCGCTTGAGCAGCGCCAGGTTGCCTTCCAGTGCCCGCAGGGTCGTGCCCGCCTGGGCGTCGCCGATGCGCTGCAGGCGCAGGTATTCCGCCTGCAGGTCGCGGGTTTCGCCGACCAGGCCCTGGAGGTCGAAGGCACGCTCGCTGCCGCGCCGGAGCGCTTCCACACGCGCCTTGGCGTCCGCCACGACCGCCCCGAAACTGGCGTCGAGCACCCCGCCGAGCACGATGCTGATCTTCTGTTTCTCGCTCATCGCTCATTCCATCCATCAAAGGCGGGAGCGGCGCATGCACGCCGCTCCCGCGCCCTCAGGCAGCGTCCTCGCCCAGCCACCAGAGCAGTTCGCCCTGGCTCATGCCGTCGAGGTCGGCGGCGCCGAAGCCCAGTTCGCGGGCCAGGCGCCGCGCCAGCTCACGCATCCGCGCCGGGTTCGTCGCCGTCTTCGCGCACCAGGCGAAAGTAGGCGTTCTGCAGCCGCTGGTAGTCGCTGAGCTTGAGCCCCTCCAGGTCCTGGGCGCTGACCTGGGCGAGGGAGGCGAACAGTTGCAGCTCGCGCTCCTCCGCATCGCCGCCGACACGGGTGGCCAGGCGGATGTCGCGCACCGTGGGGGCGCGCAGGGTCAGGCTGTCGACGCTGACGCCGTTGCATTGCGCCGGGCGCGACAGGCGCACGGTGGCGGCGTCGGCGCCCAGGCTGAGCCAGGCCGGTTGTGCTTGGGTCATGGCGCGCACCTCACAGGCCGAGGTGGCCGCGCAGCGCGGCCAGCTGGTCGACGCCGTTGATGCGGCGCACCGAGTTCAGCGGGTCGATCTCGAAGACCTCGCGGCCGTCGACCTCCAGCTTGTAGTAGCTGACCACCACGTTGAACTTGAACTCGGCCAGCTCGCCGACCTTCCAGTCGCCCGGGTCGACTTCCTGGAGCATGCCGCGCAGGGTCGCGATCACCGGTACGGCGTCGCCCTTCTGGCCCTTGAAGGAGCCGCGGAACACGCCGTTGAAGCCGCTCTGGTCGGCCAGGCCGAAGAAGTTCAGCGCCTCGCGCCGGGCACCGTTGGTGGAGAACTTCGCCTCCATCTTCTCCAGGCCCATGTCCAGGGCGATGGGCGCGTCCATGCCGCCGGCCTGGTAGTCCTGGGTCTTGATGCTCAGCTTGGGCAGGGTCAGCGACGGCACGTCACCGGCGAAGCTGACGCCGTCGACGAACAGGTTGGTGTTGCTCAGGGTTTGCGGAATCATGGGTGTTGCTCCTTAGGCGTCGAGGACTTCGGTGAGCCACTGGTCGGTGACTTCCACGCGGAAGTTGGGGTTTTCGGCGGGCGGCACGTCGGTGAAGCGGATGTTCCAGTACACCTTGCCCTGGGCCAGCTGGCTGGCGGTGTTGAGTTCCGCGTCGGCGTAGACCTCGAAGTCGATCACCGCGCCCTGGTTCTTCAGGTCGCGCATGAAGGCGCGCAGGCCCTCGGTGACGTCCTTGACGTAGGTCTTGGTGATGCCGCGGTCGACCGCCCATTTGTGCCCGGCGAGGATGGCGTCCATCACCATGTCGAGGGTGCGCACGCGGGTCACGAAGGCCCACTTCGGGTCGCTGGACAGGGTGCGGTTGCCCCACAGGCGGTAGCCGTCGTCGCGGATGATGGTGGTGACGTTGGCGTTGTTCAGCAGGTTGGCGCGGCAGGTCGCGTCGCCATCGAGGAACTCCACCGGGCGGGTGGTGCCGGTGATGCCGGTGAACACCTTGTTCGACGGCGAGGACCAGAAGCCATACTCGGCGTCGGTCCAGGCGAACAGCCCGGCGGCGTAGGCCGAGGCCGGGGCGTCGGCGGTCGCGCTGGCCTCGGTGTCCCAGTACTGCACGCCGGGGTCGACCAGGTACACGCGCTTGCTGCCGAACTCGCCGGCATAGGCGATGGCCGCCTCGTCGGTGCTGTTCGGCCCGTCGACGATGGCGATGGCGCGCAGCTTGCCGGCCAGGGCGTCCATGGCGGTGGCCACGGCCTCGGTGGCGGAATGCTTCGGCGCCACCAGCAGGCGCGGCTGGGCGTTGAAGCGCGACTTGCCGTCGAGCAGCGCCTGCAGGCCGGTGCGCTGGCCGGACTCGGTGACGCTGCCGATGATCGCCGAGGTCTGCTGCGCCGGGTCCTCGACCTCGGCCACACCCACCGCGACGACCACGGCGGAGGCCTGGGTGAAGATGGCGGTGCAGGCCTTGTAGATCGCCGAGCCCACGCCGAAGGCGGCGGCCGCCTCGCGCAGGCTGGTCAGCAGCACCGGCACGTCCGGCTCGGCGCTGGCCGGAGCGCCCGGGGTGAAGGTATCCACCAGGCCGATGATCGAGGACGACGGCAGCGCGATGGTGCGCGCGCCGACGTCGACGTTGGTCACGGTAACGCCGTGAAAGAAGCTCATAGGGTTTTCTCCAGACATAAAAAAACCGCCGGTAGGCGGTTGCTTGGTTGGCCCGGGCCGCGGGTGCGGTGGGCTGAATTGCGATGGGCGTTGGCTCAGGCGGGCCAGCCCTGGTCGAGCATGGATTCCTCGAAGGTGCCAGCTTCCAGATGGGCCAGGAGTTCGGCTTCGCGGTCGAAACAGGCCTGGACGTGGGCGCGGACAGCCTTCGCTATAGCCAGAACTTGTTGGGCATTGAGCTCGACGAATCCACTACTGCATTTCCAACTACAGCTGTAGCTCGGGTCGAAAGCAGCCAACAACGCTATCCCGAGCAATTGAGACTGACTCTCTCGCTCGGTGCTGAGCGTTATGGAATCTACGACAATACCCCTCGTTTCCTCATACCACCGTCTAGCAGCGATCCTCGTATGGATAGCGCCAGTGCTCGTATCAAGAACCGGGATTTGGAGCAACGGAGCTCCACTCTGACTAACTAAATGAAGCCCTGCGGATTGCCCTCTGAGAAGCTCCTCGTACCGCTCTTGGCTAATCTCTATCGCGTCCGCAGGAATCATCGTGTGAATATCGGATAGGTAAAAGCCACTTTCGCTTTCACTGAAATAGATCATTTCATAGCCCCTAGTATCCGATCGCAAACCAATACCCGCTTCGGTCCGAGGTATCCGAATTGCCTTTGGCAATCAACACCCCGGTCTTAGTCAGAGCAGAAGAACCAATCATGTCAAAAGCTGCATTGATGACTCCTGTCCATACAGCGAGCCCTGTATTTGGGAAAGCGACAGGGAACAAAATATTCTGACTGGCACCCGCCGCAGCCCCCAAGGAAAAAGCTCCCCACTGCAGAATCAGGCCAGAGGGCAGACGCTGATAGCCCGTCGGAGCCAATAGAGATAGGCTCTCACCCGAGTAGGCAACCCAGGAAGCGCCCATCTTGCAGAATTGCCTTATTCCCTGGCCCGTAATCACTCGAGTCTCGCTTGTTGGCCCGGCAATTGGTCCAGCCAACGTGATGGAAAAGTTTTGCGAGGCGTTGAATACGCTCAGAGTCGCTCCATCGGGGAACGAAGTTGTACTAGGCAGAGTGACTGTCGCATTGACCGATAGACTGAAGCTTGCGACTTTTCCAACATCAACAGCAGACAGTGTCTGGCTACCACTATAGGTATTTACACCTGCGAAACTTCCCAAGGCCCGTTGCACAAACGCAGTAGTCGCCAACGAAGTATCATTATCGAACTGCGCCGCCGTCGGCGCCGTCGGATTCCCGGTAAACACCGGCGAAGCCAGCGGCGCCAGCCCGGTAGTGATGTTCTGGAACACCAGCGCAGTGGTCCCCAGCACGATCGGGGCATTGGTGGTGAGCTGCCAGATACTGTCCGCCTGGGTACTGCCCTCCTCCACCGCAACAGTCAGGTTCGGCGTTACCTCGGCGCTTGCATCCGCATCGCCCGCACGCTTCCAGGCGCCGCTGGCCGCCAGGTAGATGCCGTTGTCCGGCGCGTTGGTCTGGTTCTTCACCAGCACCCGGTCGCCAGCAGCCAGCGCCACGCCATCCAGCGTCTGCAAGCCGCTCAGGGTGATATTCGCGGTGGTCGCCGCACGCACCGACTGCTTCTGGTCCAGCTTGTTCATCGCGCTGACGATGGCGCTATCCACGTACTCGCGGGTAGCCAGCACCACGCTCGGATCGATCTTCAGCTCCACCGAAGCGGTGTTGCTGACGATCAGCACCATGCGCACGGTCTGGGTGCGGCCGCTGCCTTCGGCCAGTTGCGGCTTGTAGGACGGCGCGCAGTTGGCGTAGGCGATCAGTGCGCCGGCCTCGTCGTACAGGCCCATCTCGCGGATCCACCAGCCGCCGACGTCCTCGGGGATGACCTGTTCGGCGATGATCTGCGCGGCGTTGGCCGGGTCGACGCTCAGTTGGTTCAGCGGCGCGCGGCGGACTTCGTTGACCAGCGCGGTGCGGCTGGCGTCCGGGGTCGGGACGTTGCCGCCGCCGTCGCCGACGGCCAGCTGGGTGATTTTCAGGGTGGTGCCCAGCGCAGTGGCATTCGCCAGCTTGCCGGCACCGACGGTGGTCAGGAGTGCGTAGTAGGTCACGGCCATGGGTAGACGCTCAGTTGGTCGATGGTGTGTTCCCGGCCGGGCAGGCCGTAGCCGCCGCGGGTCTCGATGACGTCCGGGAGATAGGGGTAGACGGTGGTGATGTCGCCGTCGTATTGGCCGGAGCCGACGTAGATCGGCCCCTGGGTTTCCAGGCTGATGTCCAGCCCGATGAGGTGGCGGGTCAGCGGCTTCGCGTCGTCGATCAGGCGCTCCACCTCCTGGTACATGGCTTCGCTGATGCCGCTGTCGAGCACGCCGATGCGCAAGCGGAAGGTGCCCGGCTCGCCCATGGGCGTGCCCTGCCACCACTCGATCACCTCGATCAGGTAGCCCAGCGGCTCGATCACCCGGCGCAGCGCGGCGATGGTGCCCTTGTGCTGGTGGATGCGGAACGCCGCAGCTATCGCCTTGCGCTTCACCGGCTCGGCCCAGTCCGGGTCCCAGCGGTCCACCGACCAGGCCCAGGCCAGGTAGGGCAGCAGCGCCAGCGGGCAGCGCTGCGGGTCCATCAGCTCGCGCAGCGGGATCGGCAGGTCGCTCACCTGCACGTCGGCCAGCGCCCGTTCCAGCGGCGTGGCGTTGCTGGGCAGCAGCCGGCTACTCATCGGAGCCTCCCACGCTGATGGCGTAGCCGGTGCAATAGGCGGCCCGGGTGGCGTCCAGCACCACGTCGGCGGCCGGTTGCGCCAGCTCCACGCGCTGTACGCCCTCCACGTGCAGCGCGGCGAACAGCGCCGAGCGGCGGATGTCGCGGCCGAGCCGGCGCTGGGTAGCGATGTAGCCTTGCAGCGAGGCTTCTGCCGCCTGGCGGATCAGCTCGGCCTCGGGCCCCGGGTAGATGTAGAGCACCGCCTCCACCCGGTAGTCGACGATGCTCGCCGACTGCACGGTGACGCGGTCGCCCACCGGCCGCACGTCCTCGTCGGACAGCGCCAGGCGCACCGCTTCGAGGATATCCTCGGTAGCACTGCCATCGCCTTCGCGGGACAGCACGCTGATCAGCGCCTCGCAGGGCGCGGGGCTGATCGCCGAGACATCGGCGATGCGCCCGTCGGCGCCCAGCGCGAAGGCCACGTAGGCATTGCGCGGCCCGGCCACCGAGAGTTGGTCGAACGCCAGCTGGGTGCGGTTGCGCAGCGAGTCGTCGCTCTCCAGCAGCGCCTCCAGCGGCGGCACCGCCGACGGATCGGCGGGCTGGATCACCAGGCGCGCCACGTTGTAGCCGGCGGCCAGTTGCTCGAGGTCGCTGCCCGTGGCGTAGGCAAGCATCACTGCCCGCGCGGCATCGTTAATGCGGGCGCGCAGCAGCAGCTCGCGATAGGCCGCCAGCTCCAGCAGCTTGACCACCGGATCGGACTCCAGCGCGGCGTCCCAGCCTTCGCCCATGGCCGCGCGGAAGGCTTCCAGCAGCTCCTGGTAGAGGCTCTCGAAGTCCAGGCTTTCCACCACATCCGGCGGCGGCAGCTGCGACAGGTCGATGATGCTCATGCCTGCACCTCCAGCTGGAAACCGTCACCCTGGTAGAGCCCGCTCAACAGCAGGCTGACGCGGCCATCGAGCACCGCGCTGACCTTCACCGATTGCAGGCGGATGCGCGGCTCCCAGCGCCCGAGGGAACGGGCGACCTCGGCCTGCACCGCGCTTTTCCAGCCTTCGCTGAGCGGCAGGTCGACCATGCGCCGCAGCTGGCTGCCGTACTCCGGGCGCATGCGCCGGCTGCCCAGGGGCGTGCTGAGGATGTCCTCGATGGATTGTTTCAGGTGCGCCAGGCCGCCCAGGGGCTGGCCGTTGCGCCTGTCCATGCCGATCATGGCCGCGCCCTCCCCTGTGGCGGGCGGTTGTGCTTGCCCATGCTGTTCTCCAGAAACGAAGAGGCCCGCACGTGGCGGGCCTGTGGATGAAAGTGGCGGTTCAGTGGGTGTGGTGGTTGCTGTTGCCGGTGGTGTCCATGATCGAGCCGCTGCTGGTGACGTTGCCCTGCAC